AGCGAGATGGCGCGTAGTTTCGGGAAGCGACTGCCGACTTATGACGAGTTTTCTGCTGGCGCTTATGGCGCTCCAGAAGCAGGCAGCCGTGGATCTGATCCCGGCACTGTGATTTGGGAACTGGTCAGCAAGTTTGGCTGGGCTCAGGCCACAGGAACGCTGTGGAGCTGGGCACAGGAAACCTGCACAGCAGGATCACCCACTGCTTGGCAGACAGGAGTGACCGCTGGCCGTGGCGATGTTTACGGCTCTCAAACCCGCGCCCTCATCCTCGGTGGCGCCTGGGACGGTGTGTCTAATTCCGGTTCTCGTTGTGCTAGCTGGGGCGACGCTCCGTGGAGCTCCCGCGACGGCGGCCGCGCCTTCGGGGCTCGCTTCGTGGCCGGGCACCTGGTACTTGGATAAACCCATGACACATCAATCTTACAGAGGCAACTAATGACTATCATCAATAACGCTGCTGATTTAGCATCAACACCAGCCAGTGATGAACACCTAGCGTTTCTGAACGGCCTGCTTAATGATTACACCGTTTTCGATGACGCGGAATACCCCGAGGGCTATGATCGCACCCTTGTCGAAGGCGATGAAGAGTACGTCGAGCCTGCGATTCGCAGCGAGTGGAACGCAGGCGCTGCTGCTGCTTGGGGTTTTGCAGATCAAGCTGAGGTTGAAGCAGCGATTGAAGCTGCGCTTAACCCACCCACCCCTGAGCCGGAACCAACACTAGAAGGTTTCTCACCCGTTCCCCCACTAGACAACGACACTACTCCGCCGGTTGTTGAGGAGGAAGTATGACGCTGATTGTCAAGCCGGGCTTTAACGGTATGACTGATGCCGACGCCATTGCATACGTCAATGCAGTGGAAGCGGCTGATGGTCAACTGTTGGAGTTCGGTGTCGGCAAAGCCATCAATGACTTTGTGGTTGGCTGCAAGCTGGATAACACCTGGTCAGCCATTAAGGCGAGCTGCATCCTTGCCGGTGCTCGCACGTTGGCTGGTGCGCTGGTGCCGCTTGCTGGGACTGCTCCGACAAATGTGGGGCCGTTTGTCTCCGGTGACTACAACAGGAAGACGGGGTTGGTGGGGAATGGGACTAGCAAGTATCTGGATAGCAACCGGAGCAACAATGCTGATCCGCAGAATAGTCGCCACATGGTTGTTAGTGTTTCCAACAGGCAAACTAATAGTGCTCTTTACATTACAACATCTACAACATTAAACGGCAGCGGTGATTCATATTTATTTCAAAGCGCGGATTTTACTTCCAATACTGTAAAACTTTCTCAAGGTGGCACTCCTGCTCCGCTTGCAGGAACCAATTTAATTCAAGGTTTTTTTGGGGGGTCTAGAAATAATTCTGGCTCTATTATTGTTAGAAGGCAAGGAGTAAACGTAAGCGCAAGCATTGCGTCAGTTTCTCCAGTAGCTGAAACACTAAACGTATTTGGCACTACAGGATTTTACACAAACGCCCGCATCGCCTTCTACAGCATCGGCGAATCCCTAGATCTCGCCCTCCTTGACGCCCGCGTTACAGCACTCATCACCGCATTTGGAGTAGCAATACCATGACCAACACCGAAACCTATAACACTACGAGGTGTCAGCCATGAGCCCGATTTATGTGCCGGGGAAGCTAGTTCTTGCTAAAGGTTTACCCTTTCCCGCTATTGGCGGCGATGTAATTGAAGATATAAACGTCAGCGGCACTAATTATCGAGTTCACAAATTTACTGCTGTGGGTGATTTTACGTTTACTGCATACACTGCTCTAAATGTTGAATATTTAGTTGTTGCTGGCGGCGGGGCAGGGGGAGGCGGTGGATATAACGTCGGCGGCGGTGGAGGGGGAGCCGGTGGATTATTGCAAGGCAGCGTAGCCGGATTACAAGGCTTATTTAATGTATCCGTTGGCCGTGCTGGGACTACCGCGCTGATAGCGGGATCCTCAAGATTTGACACTTATATTGCTATAGGAGGAGGGTTAGGAGGACAATTTGGATCTGGCGCAAATGGCGGTTCAGGAGGTGGATCTCCTGGAGCTAACACTACAGCGGGCCTTGGTACAGCAGGCCAAGGAAATAATGGTGCGAATGGATATGGGACAGTAGGAGTTATTAATTGTTCTGCCGGTGGTGGTGGTGGTGCTGGTAGTGCAGGTTCATTGCCAAGTCCAGCAACAAGCCTTGGGACAGGTGCCGGTGGCGCAGGGCTCTCGCTATCAATTACGGGATCACCCGCAACTTACAGCAAAGGTGGAGACGGCAGATCAATGAATTCCACAACAGTACCAACCAATGAATTGTCAAACACAGGCAACGGAGGCAGCGGAGGTCCTGGCAGTCAAGGCAGTACTTCTAGTGGTGCCAACGGTGGCTCCGGCATCGTCATCGTGAGGTACGCGATATGACTTACCTCAACTGCTTAGACACTGCCACTAATCACCCCTGGAGGATGGTGCCATGAGTTGGGTTATTACGCCGACGTATGACGGATTGGTATCAGACGCTGATGCCACCGCTTATCTGGCAGCGGTTCAGGCGGCAGATGGCCAACTGCTAGAGCCTGCCGTTCGCATCGCTGTCAACAACTTCATTGTTGGCTGCAAGGCTGATGGTATCTGGACCGCTATCAAGGCGAGCTGCATTCTGGCTGGTGCCCGCACGTTGACTGGGGCGTTGGTTCCGCTGGTAGGGGCTGCGCCGACAAATGTTGGTGGACTGTTTGTCTCTGGTGATTACAACCGTGAAACGGGACTGGTGGGCGATGGAAACACGAAGTACCTAAACAGCAACCGAAATAACAATGCAGATCCGCAAAACAGCAGGCATTTGGCCGTTTATGCCAGCAGCCAAACTACAAGCGGAGCCTTTTTGGCAAGCCAATCTACATATAATGTAGCAGGTGATTCGTTCATTTTCCAGGGAGGGACAGCGGACCCCCTGCGAGCGGTTTATTTCAGGGCCAGCTCTTCCGCAACTTTTAACATTACCCCTTCTGTCGGCGGTACTGGGTTGATAGCAGTTAATCGTAGCGATAGCAGTACGCTATACTATCGATTTAATGGGTCAACAGCATCCACGTCAAATACATCAACCACGCCATTAAACAGTAATACACAAATATTTGGCGCTCCTTCTTTTTACACCAACGCCCGCCTGGCCTTCTACTCAATAGGTGAATCCCTAGACCTCGCCCTACTAGACGCCCGCGTGTCAGCACTCATCACCGCCTTTGCGGCAGCTATCCAGTAGAGCCCTCGTAGTGTCCCCGACTTGGAGCACGGCGGCCATCATTGGCGCAGCATCGGAGTCAGTATAATGTCTAAATAATTTGAAAACCTGATGAGTTATTTTGAAGGCTACCAGCAAACAGTATTTTTCAGTCCAGACACCCTGTCTGCACCTGGAGTTACTGAAGTTTACGATGTTTATACAGCCAACTACCTGTCTACACGTAACTACACACTTTTAGTTACTGTGCAAAATATCGATACCAGTATTGTGGTGAGGCTTGAGGGCAGCATGGATGGTGCAACCTTCGGCGCCATGCTATCCAATACTATTACAGAAAACGGTACTTACGCTTACAATGTTGTCGGGTTCCCGGTTCGTAAGGTACGAGCGAATTTTTTAAAAGAAACAGGAGGTGGTAACGCAAGTGTTACTTTCAAGATAGCCGCTAACTAAATCAACGGCCAAGATCTGAACCACTTGGTAATTACATACTTCTCCCCGCTCACTGGAGGACAAGCCTCATGTAAAGTTTTTGGATTTGGTATTCCATTTCTGTAAAGGTTGTTCCAGAAAACAGCCACACCTTGTTTAGGCTTAATTTTTAATTTAAGGTGCTTGAAATACGTTTCGCCGCCTTCCTCAACGTCATTTAAATAAAGCATAAACGTCCAAGTACGTTGGCCCATCCACTCGGTATATGTTTTGTATTCTCTTGTTAATGGATAAAAATAATCTGTATGAGCTTTGTAAAACTGCCCTGGCTCGTATTTTTGTGTTTGCATAATCTCCCCAGTAAATGGGTCTAGTCCCATAAACGTTGTTATTTTGTTATCAATTTCGTTTAAATAAGAAGAAGTAAAGTAAGCTAGATCAGCAGTTTTGCTTGTTCTGTCTTTTGATAGCACAATTTTGTCTTTAACATTGGACACGGTTGAAGGTCTTAATTTTTTATTGGACTCTTCTATCAATGTTTGACAATCTTCGGGAGTTAAAAAATTGTTAAAAGTGTAAAACTGTGTAAATGGATATTTGTATTGAGTTGTTCCTATTTTAAAACCTCGATTTGCTATTTCTTTGTAATCAATTTCTTTTGGTTTAACTTTTAAGTTGCAGATATTTAAGATTTGTGCTAACTGTTCCTCCGTCAAGTTGAACGTATTTTTGATATGACTAAGAGTTTGGACCTTGCTGACGCCGCTTACGGCGGCCTTCATCAGCTCATAAGCAATTTCAGTTTGGCCCATGTTTCAATTGTGGTTAGATAAAATATAGTAGTTGAAAGAACCTGTGGCAAGTGGAATCTCTAATAGTTATTTTTGGTTTTACTTTCTTTACCGCCTACAGCGTTGGCACCTGCCTTCTGAACCATAAACAGGCACGCAATGACCGCCGATCCAGCGACAAGCCAGTATTTAAAAACGTATATATCAGAAAGGCTACCTACCTTGGAGCAAGAAACTCTTGATCCACCTGGCGACCTAACAGGCTTTACGCTGGATCAACGGTATGCCCCGTTACGCGATCCGGCTTACCAAGGCTAGTTCCTTTTTTAATCACGGCTGTTAGAATTACGTCATAGATTGGGCGATTTAATGGACGCCAATGCTCTAAACCTGTCGGTTGATCAGGAGTTTGCCGTGCATGCGGCTGCTTTTGCGATCAAAGACATGGATCGAGACGAAATAGAAGAAGCGTTCATTGACATGCTTCATCAGAAAATGATGGATCGTCAACTGTTCTTCAATATCTTGAAAGAACACGGTATTGACGCTGAAATCAATTTTAATTACCTCACCGCCAATCAACTTTCTTAACACCCATGGCTGTCACCCGTACTATTAAAGGCACTTTGGATAAGCTGCAAGTCAGCGGCGGTTCTGAAATCACTTTCTTGGGCCCAACTCTTGCGGGTAATGTAGGTGATCTCACCCGTGGTTTCCGCGTCAACCCTGCCTCCACTGGCGACATCATTGTTACAATTGCTAAGAGCGATGCTCTTCTTGACATAGAGATTTTTCAAGAGGATGCGTACAATACTGGTAGCGCTCCTGCCGGATACCAGAAGATTTTTAACGTTGGTAAAGCAGGCAGAGGTAAAGGTGCTATCGGCTTAACCGTCACCAACGCAGCAAAGGACTATGTTGTGCTTTTGACGTTTGACGACTATGCTGAAGCCTCGTACATTGGTACCGTGGTTGTCCCCTAAGGAATACAACAACCCTTTTCTTAACGACACAGCCGTTAAGCTTATACAAATCTACACTCCGGCCAGGACCGACTGCGGTTTTGGCCGTTTTGCTGGGTACAAAACTGAACACGGTGAGTGGCGTATCGGCTACGGCAGCAAGCGCCTAGGTAAATCTTGGGTTGGAATGTTTACCAGGGCAACAAAGAAAGAAATAGATGAGCAGTTGATAAAAGACTTAAAAGAATTTGCCGATAAAATTCAGCACTACGTTGTCATGCCGACTGCGCCCAAAAAACGTGCTGCGCTTCTTAGTTATGCACACAGCATTGGCCTGGCCACTTTTAAAGAGTGCCAGCTTCTGCGCCTGGTTAATAAACGGGCAAGCAAGAACGCTCTCATTAAAGAGTGGAGCCCATTCATCAACCCCTCATATCGCAGCTGCAATCCGTTCCTAAAAGAACGCCGACGAGTTGAACTGAATACTTACTTGGCGCCAGATGATCAGGTTCCTTTATTTACAGAACACAAGTGCCTTCTGAAACACTGTTTGCTTAATATCGGAGAAAACTATATGGGCACTCCTAATCAAATTAAAGCAATCGAATACTTAGAGCGAAAAATTGTAGAGTGGGATCCCACTGGGGAAACTATTCGTCGCTTTTTTCGTTACTGGAATCAAGAGCAGGGGGGATTGGGGTCCCCCAAGAACCTTTAGTATTCTGCAACCAGTCCAGCATGTCCAGCAGCTGTAGTTCGGGGCAATACTCGTAAAGAATTTTATCGTAATCCATGATATTCGCATGAAGCGATTAATCGCTTCAAATACCATTCTGCCTTCTTTAAATCTTGAAGGGAGTTTTC